GGCCTCTAGAGGGGTCTGGGGTATGGTTACACCAGATTGACCCTCTTTCTTCTGTAGGGGCTTCTGAGAGCCTTTAGCCTTCTTAGGCATTATCTTTCTTCTTTATAGCGAAGCCACCCTTCTTAGCAGCCATCTTTGCGTAGGTCTTAGGGTCTACTGTAGATTTCTTCTTAGACCGGCTTGTGCCAGCCTTCTTACGCTTGTTCATATTTTCATATAATGACATTAGCAATTCCACCTTCTCATTGATGCTCTGGCTCGTTCTGTATTCTTAGAGCGTTTCACAACGCCTCCCATACGGGCGCAGAATGATTTCTTCCGTCCAGCATCAGCTTTTGTTTTAGGGTTAGGGGCAGGGGCTTTGAGGTTACTACCGTTCTCTCGGTTATACTTAGCTCGGCCTTTTGCCGTTAAGCCAGCTCCAGCTTTTGTAGAGAGCTTCTCGCCCTGCTTAATTGAGAGATTGCTCATCAGTATCCTCCTCGAAGTCTGGGAGGGAGGCCATAAGCTTGCCGATGTTGTTATCGACAGAGGGGACTGCCTCGATACCATTGTCCTTTAGGAACTTAATGGCGGCACTCAGTTCTGCTGGGGAGGCTTCACCTGACTTGACACGACCTAATAGCTCTTGGGCTACAGCGTCGTGCAGGGTGGCTAGTAGGGTTTCAGTTGCTCTACTCATTGCCATTCTCCTGTGCGAATCTGTTCCGTTACATCGATGGCTCTCTGGCCTACTTGGTTAGCCCAACGGCTCTGGAGGAATTCCTCCGATGCCATATCGAAGTTTCCTTCCTTTAGCAGAGCCATTGCGTTTACGAACTTGGAGACTGTCCCTATCCCTACGTTGAAGGTGAAGTTGATAAGGGCTGCTAAACGTACCTCGTCGAGGTCTTGAGTCCACGGGAAGTGGGCTGCTAGCTGTCTCTCGGCCTCCTCGATGTCGTGGAGGAGGAGCATCTCTGCTTCTTTCTCCGAGATGCCTATGTCTTCTAAGTTCCGTCCTACGCCGATGCTGAGTTTGCCAGATGTGCATTCATAAGGTTTTAACCGAAGTCCCTCTTGTAATTTGAGTTGGTCTATAAGTTTTTTCATTATTTCTTTCCGAACATCTTGGTCGCACCTTTGATACCAAAACTTGCAGATACGATTACGCCTAGGGTGTATTTGTACCAATCAGGAGTAAGGGCTAATGCTTGGAAGCCTCTTTCCACGTATTCCACGGTGAATGGTAAAAAACATAGAAGTAATGGAATAGAAAATAAGATAGTAAGATACTCATCTTTCCAGCTCTCTTTCGATCCCTTGACTGCCTCTACATCCCATTCGATTTCCCCTGTAATCTGCTTTTCCATAAGGCTTGTCTCAGCCTCTATTTTAACCAGCTTCTGCTTGGCCTTAGCCTTCTTGGTGTCGATGAAGCCTGTTACAGCTTCACCAGCCACACCTAGGAGGCCTTGTAGTAATATGTTAATCATCCTAATCGTCCTGTTAACCATCCAGCCCACATAACTAGACTGCCGACACCTACTATGAGTATGGCTATGACAGCTATGATTGTCTGAACTCGTTCTTTATGTAGGGCTTCAAGCTCGAGCTGGGCTTTTATTCTAGCTCTCTCGTTGGCTATCTCAGCCTGTAGTCTCTCCCACTGCCCTGGCTTACCGTAGAGCTGGAAGAGGGAGCGGAGTTCACTCCTCATATCATCGAGTTTCTCTTTGCGGAAATGCTTCTCGATGGCACTGTCCTCAGCGAATGAGAACTTAGCCTTCTTCTTCTTAGCTGCGCCAAATTGAAGCTCGGCTTCACCTTGGGCATACTTTGAGATTGAGTTAGATAAGGAGGATAAATCCTTCCCCATCTGTACAGCCTTCATAATTGCCGAATGTCCCGCAGAAACGGCAGCGAAGGCACTAATAGGATCAATCATCAGTAGACCTCCAAAGTTCCGATTTTGATATGTTTTGGGATGCAGTAAGCCGTCACTCGATCCTTTGGGTCTACAAAGGACAAGTGTTGGTAGTTACCGTATCTTTTTGATATTTGAGATGCGAAGAAGTTACATCGAGTGATGTCTCCCAAGGTTACGCTCCCCTTGGCAGTGGTTTCAAAAGGTGGTAGGGTTTTGTTGGTCAGGGTTAGATAAGCCTGAAAAGGCCGCTACACTGAGCCAGCTAATTAATCTTAGTTGGTTGAGCAAGCACTGCTCTGACCACCTCTTTTGGATGATTAGCAATCTGTTCTATTGTCCTTGCACAGCCCATACAGTAGCGGCCTGTGGGGTCTAACTTACAGACACCGACACAGGGGCTTTTCATAGCTTCATCAGCAAAGATGCTGCTAGGCCAACAACAATGACCGTTGACCCCATGATCATTGCTTCTAGTCTCCACAGTCTTTTGTCGAGACCAGACAGTTTGTCTTCTACGGATTGATACCGTACTGCACATTCTTTTTCGTGTGCTTCAAGTTCTAAGGCTACACGGAGTTCTGGGGTGATTGACTGTTCCATCTTCATTAGAAATAACCTAGTGTCATTTTACCAGCATTTGCCCAGTTGTTAGTAGTAAAGAAATTAACTTGTGACAGTGTGTCATCTAATGAAGTCACTGCACCAGCCCCCATACATTGAAGAGCCGTAGTACCCTCAGCAACGGCTATTTGCCAGTTGTACTGCCAGTTGTTTCCATCCAACTTTGCGAAATCAATTCGCCCATTATATTTACCTGCGTAGTAGGTCAAAGCTTGGTAAGTAGTTCCCGGGCTGGCGGGGGTGTTAGAATAAAAAGTACTTCCATTAGGATAGGCAAAGCCACCCTGATACCCTGTTGATTTCAAACCCCCTGATGTCCCTACTTTCATACCAGTAAGTACAGTACCTGTGTGCTGAACATTGTACCAAAGTATTGATACATTTTTTGCAGTTGAAGGTATGCCAGACAATGTAAAAGTGTTTGTATTTGTTGGCATCGTTACTGGTGTTTGCCAAGATATACCAGATTCAATAGCCGCTGGTAATGTAGTTACTGCCAAGAGAGACTGATTGTTTAATCTTATAAGTGCCATATCTGTCCCCTACTGTAAGATTTCTGTTACACAAATGAACGATGTGCCACGTTGGTGGTTGTAAATATCTGACGAACCTATCGTTCTGTTAATGTACAAAGTGTCCGCACTATCCACATTCACACCAAGTTTGTAAGTTACTTGAGATGTTGTGTTTGGGGCATGGAAGAATGACAGGTTAGCAACGTCTGGTGTTTCAGTATTGTCAACCCCAGAATAAGTTCTGGTTGCAGGAGCAACTCCATAATTCCTATTACTTGCCGCACCTGTATAACCTAACTTCGTTGTATCTGCGTAAAAGAAGAACATATGGCTATATGTGTTTGGGGTGTCTAGCATCTCACCAAACCACATCGCTTCTACTTTGATTATGCTTGTTGTTGATTTCGGGGTAATGTTTACAGTAAAACCTGTCACAACTGTGTCCGTCTTCGCAGCTAATGACAAAGTGCTGTCAGTGGTTAACTGAGTAAATTGAACCTGTGCAATAGAACCCGCACCGCCTACAGCACCAGCAGCTAATTTAGCAGCAGTCACTGCACCATTAGCAATCTTATTAGTAGTCACAGTACCGTCAGTCACACCCTGCACACCCAGCACATCACCAAGAGCCACAACAAAGTCAATGCTGTCGCTGGCTGTCAGTGCGCTGTCAAAGATTAGGTTGCTGCCTGATACTGTGAAGCTGTCTTGTGGTGCTTGGATAACACCGTTAAGAGAGACTAGCAGTTGATTAGCAGTCTCAGGATAGTATGCCGCAGAACCTAGCGTCAAAGCGTAGGTTGCTGTAGAAGAGGCAGTCAAGTTGTCCAGCTTGTGGAACCCACCGCCTACTGGATTGTTTCCTATGTACGGCATTATGCTAAATCTCCTTGCGATACTGCCCACCATTTAGCTGGGTCAAATGCACCGTTATCACTATATCGCCATAAAAAAGTATAATTAGCTGACGTTGGCGAACCTTTTATTCCTGCCATAAAACCACGTTCATAGATTGTTACATCATCTCTGTACTGACCTTGTTGTGTTATAGCGTAGAGTGCGTTATCAAAAGCGTTAACCCAAGCCATTGAAAAATCACCAGTACCGTTATCTTGTATGCTTGTGACGTTCAGGCTGTCTTGCACAGTTAAACCATTTGTTTGTCCAGAATTTGGGTCTTGGCCTGTGTAATCGTTGTCAAGACGATACCAAGCCTTCGCCAGCCCCTGCACAATATTAGTAGTAACCGCCCCACCCTCAGATGGGACAGTTGTTATTGCTGTTAATTCTGCGTCTATTTTACTTAGTGCCATTATAGCCTCCTTTTAGTAAGGGCTTGCACCAAGTACTGATGTATCCCAAGCAGCTTTAAGTTCTGTGATGGTAGACGCTGAAGCAATAGCTGCATTAGCTGGTGCATTACGCAATGCGTTCTTAGCAGCAGCGATAGCTGTAGTGTCAGCACCTGTCTCTAGGGCTTTCATAAGCTCTACATCCTTAGCTTCCAGCAGGGGCTTACGAGCCTCACGCACCTTGTCCTTAAAGATTGTACGAGCAGCCTCAATGTCCTCACTGATTACTGCTCCACTTAGTACCCAAGCCCCACGAAAGTCACGATTGGCTGGTACTGTTACGGTTGAGGCATCTGCCTGATTACCGTCTTTATCTACGATATAAGTATTGACCATTTGTTTCTCCTATGCGGCTAGGTCAGTTAAAGAGAGGTCATCGCTAATCTTCCAAGCGTTGCGCCATTCTCTCGTTTGAGGTAGTTGTTCTTTCTTGCAGATAACCATCTTTAGACGGTTGCCTTCATTATATGTTTTCCAGACAGACTCAGGGCAGTCCTTGAGAATTAAGTACTCAATAGCCTCTTCTTCTGTCATAGCTCCTACTGGCTCAGTCTGGTGCAGCAAGTATCCTCTGGTGTGCTTAGTAAAGCCCTCAGTGGCCTCATCCTTTGCCAACTCGTGGTACACCCACACAGGTGGTAAGATACCGCCTTGTAGCGCACAACTTAGCCAATTCGGGTCTGCAATAAGCACCTTGGAACACTCATCAACGCTGTCCTCATAGACCACACGATAGTCTGACTGCACACCCTCTAGGTTTTCCTTTGCCCAACATAGTCTGTCAAACAAGTGAGTGCCTTGGAATTTAGGTGTCTTCATCAGGCAAGTTCTCCGTTGAACGATAGTCCGATAATAGGGGAGTCACCAAATGCTGTTGTGCTTGATGTAGTAAAACGAGATGCAGACGTTGTTGGGTTTGCACTTGCGTTCCCATACAAAAGAAAACCAGTTGAACCAGTAGACCAAGAATTACCCGTTGATGCGTAATCGGCAGCACTAAAAGCGTTACCAAAATTAACTGAATAATCACCATTTCCATTATCCAACAACCCACTGACGTTCAGTGAATCACGAGCCGCAATAACACCAGTACCATTGAAGTTTACCCAAGACTTTGCACTACCATTTACTACATAAGACGTATCCAGAGAACCAGCCGTGCTGTGTTCGATTTGGTCTACTTTAAGTTTTCCAGCCATTATGCGAGACTCCCATGCAGTAAAATACCTGTGTAGTTTGAGTCACGCAGAGAAGCGTTTGCATAGGTGTTACTCATCTTCCAACCGCTTGTTGTTTTAGAGTACACTCCATCCATTTCATTAGAAGAGCCTGATGTTCCAAAGTAGCAAGTATGACAACCAGCACTATAAGTTGTGGTTGATGTGTTGTTGATTATCGCAGAGTCAATAAGTCCGCTAGAAATGTCGGTGATGCTAGAGAAGTTGAACGTATCACCAGCTTGGTTGTTAGTGTAACCTGTGTCTGGATATATGTTCTGAGCAAATGATCCAAATGCCTTTGCCAGCCCAACTTCAAGAGCTTGAGTTGCTGTAGCACCTACTGTAACCGTCACTGTCTTAGCAGTAGTCTTGCCCTGAAGGGCGTCTGTTTTTACTAGGCTCATGCTAAATCTCCTACAATCTGCACATCGTGAGGATTGTCATTATTAATCCAAGCACTTCCAGAAACGTAACCAACCCTTACCTCAATCGCTGAAGTAGTCTTTAAATCTATTGCTGTATTTCTCATATTGTGAGAACCAGTAGCGTGCGAATACACCACTGTGTTTTGCCCTGTATAATTTACGTTATTCATTGAGTTGGTCAGGTTCAAACCTCTATCACCTGTACCATCATCATCAATGGAAGAAATGCCGAAACTGTCAAGAGTTGACGCCCCGTCTGAGGCAATGGATGCCCAAGCCTTCGCCAAACCCTGCT